CCGAGCTGCCCGCAACTCCGCATAACCATGCGCTCCGCATATTACCGTTTATGCTGAGCTCAGCATAAACGGTAGACGCGTCCACGTTCTTCCACCTTTTCTGATGTGATCTTGAGCCCGAGTTTCTTCTTGAGCGCACCGGACATTGCGCCGCGCACCGTATGCGACTGCCACTCGGTGGCAGCGGTGATCTCTTCGATGGTCGCGCCTTCGGGCCGACGCAGGAGATCGATCATGATCTGCTGCTTGGTCTGGCGCGGGACTGCATCAGTTGTTGTGGGGGTTGGATTCTTGGACATGGGTGTCTCCGGTTATCGGGGCGCGCGGTATGCGGCCCTTCTACCGGGACAAGCCCCACAGGTGCGGGGCAAGTCTGCTCGGTCGCGCGGCTCAGATCAGGCCGAGGTCTTTCAGACAGGCGGCCGCATCGATCAGCTGATCGGTCGGCAATTCGATGGTGATCGTCATGCTGTCGGCGTAGGCGCGGACATAGACACCGCCGTCGTCCATCAGGGCGCTTTCGATTTCGTCGAGGACCGTGGTGATGCGGCTTCGGTCGAAGTGATCGGGTAGCTTGCGGATCGGCAATCGGATGGTGCTGGTTTCCATGGTGCTCACTCCGCGTGCTCGCCTTCGCCAAAGGCGCTGTCGGTGATGCGCTTCAGGAGGCTGGCGTAGTTCTCAAGGGTGCCGACATGGCCCCAGTTGATCTCGTCGGGGTGGGCGTTGAAATGGTCGTCGCTGAGACCCTGCAGCCGGGCGAGCATCCCCTCGATCTCGGCTTTCTTGCCGATGAAGGCGTTCAAAGCGGCCTCCTTGTTGCGGCGTGCCTTCTCGGCGCGAAGCTCGTGGCGCGGTGTTGTCTGCGGGTTCAGGCGGGTCATCGTGGCGGCTCCGAGGTGAGTTGCATCGTTTTCGTAGGATCACGTTCGCTCTGATGCGGAGGCTTATCAACTACATAAGCACATGATTTTGAATGATAATCGGAGCGCGCGATGGAGGGTCTGAGCGAGCGCCAGTATGCCGCCCGCGTCGGCCTGTCGCGCGGGGCAATCCAGAAGGCAAAAGCGACGGGGCGGCTGGTGCTGCACGGCGATGGCAGCATCGACGCAGAGGCCAGCGATACGTTGCGCGCACAGGCGACCGATCCGTCGAAGACCCGCAAGGCACCGAAGCCGAAGCTCAAACCCGTCCCTGAGGCCGCGGTCTCAGCTGTCGGCGAAACGCTGCGCGAACAGGGAATGGCGGCCCCGCCGGTGGGCAGCGGGACCACCTTCCTGCAGGCCAAGACGGCCAACGAGGTTCTGAAGGCGCAGGAACGCCGCCTGCGGCTGCAAAAACTGAAAGGCGAGTTGATCGACCGCGCCCGCGCGCTGTCGCTGGTGTTTCGGTTGGCGCGGCAGGAACGCGATGTCTGGGTCAACTGGCCCGCTCGGGCGGCGGCTTTGATGGCGGCTGAGCTCTCGGCCTCATGCAGCGAAGTGGTAGGCCAAGAAATCGTGGTTGAGCCTGCCACGATGCAGAAGGTTCTGGAGAAACATGTCCGCGCCCAGCTCGACGATCTCGCCGACATCAAACCTGATCTCAGATGAGGGTTTCGATGGCGCGGCCGAAATCCTGCGCGCCTGGAGCGAAGGCCTCACACCGGATCCGGACCTGACGGTTTCGCAATGGGCGGATCGGCACCGGATGCTGTCTGGCCGCGCATCGGCCGAACCGGGCCGGTATCGCACGGCGAGGACGCCCTACATGGGCGAGATCATGGATCGGCTGTCGCCGGGCGATCCGACACAGCGGATTGTCTTCATGAAGGCCGCGCAGGTCGGCGCGACCGAAGCCGGGAACAACTGGATAGGCTTCGCGATCCACCAGGCGCCGGGGCCAATGCTCGCGGTGCAGCCGACGGTGGAACTGGCCAAGCGGAACTCGAGGCAGCGGATTGATCCGCTGATCGACGAAAGCCCGGAACTGCGGGAGCGGGTCAAACCGGCGCGCTCGCGGGACGCGGGCAATACGATGTTGTCGAAGGAATTCGCGGGCGGCATCCTGATCATGACCGGGGCGAACTCGGCGGTAGGTCTCCGCTCGACCCCGGCGCGCTACATCTTTCTGGATGAGGTCGATGCCTATCCGGTCTCGGCCGACGAGGAAGGCGATCCGGTCACGCTGGCCGAAGCCCGGTCCCTGACTTTTGCCCACCGACGCAAGGTTTTCCTGGTTTCGACGCCAACCATTCGGGGACTGAGCCGGATCGAACGGGACTTTGATGCCAGCGATCAGCGCCGGTTCTTCGTGCCCTGTCCGCATTGCGGTGCGATGCAGTGGCTGAAATTCGAACGGCTGCGCTGGCACAAGGGACAGCCGGAAACGGCGGAATATCACTGTGAGGGCTGCGACACGCCTATCGCGGAGCATCACAAGACGGCGATGCTGGAGGCTGGTGAATGGCGGGCGACCTCTACGGCGGCGGATCCCAATACCGTCGGCTACCACCTCTCGGCGCTCTATTCGCCGATCGGCTGGCTGAGCTGGGAGCGGATCGTGCGGGCATGGGACGCGGCCCAGGGGTCGGACGAGGCAATCAAGGCGTTTCGCAACACAATCCTCGGGGAGACATGGGTTGAGACCGGCGAAGCGCCTGACTGGCAGCGGCTCTACGACCAGCGGGAACGCTGGAAGCCGGGCATCGTTCCGGCGGGTGGGTTGTTCCTGACCGCCGGGGCCGATGTGCAGAAGGACCGGATCGAGGTCGATGTCTGGGCCTGGGGCCGCGGTCTGGAAAGCTGGCTGGTCGATCACATCGTGATCGAAGGCGGGCCCGACCGGCATGAGGCTTGGGGCGAGCTGACAGACTTGCTCGGTCGGACGTGGCCGCATGAGGGTGGCGCGCATCTGAAGATCGCGCGGCTTGCCATCGATACGGGCTATGAGGCACCGGCGGTCTATGCCTGGTCGCGGGCGCAAGGCTTCGCGCAGGTGTCGCCGGTAAAGGGCGTCGAGGGGTTCAACCGGGCGAGCCCGGTGTCGGGGCCCACTTATGTGGACGCGACCGAGGGCGGCAAACGTCTGCGGCGCGGCGCACGGCTCTGGACCGTGGCGGTGTCGACCTTCAAGGCCGAGACATATCGCTTCCTGCGGCTCGAACGACCGACCGAGGAGGACATGGCCAATGGTGCGGCGTTCTCACCGGGAACGGTCCACCTGCCGCATTGGGTCGAGAACGAATGGCTGAAGCAGTTCGTGGCCGAACAACTGGTGACGGTGCGCACGAAACGCGGCTTCGCCCGGCTGGAATGGCAGAAGCTGCGTGAACGCAACGAGGCGCTGGACTGCCGGGTCTATGCCCGCGCCGCCGCCTGGATCGCAGGCGCGGACCGCTGGACGGATGAGAAATGGCGCGACCTTGAGGATCAGCTTGGGGTCGCCGACGCCTCTGCGGATCCCGCGGGGCAGATCAACAGGCAAGCACAGACGTCGCAAGGCAAACGCCAATCCGACTGGCTCGGACGGCGCGGAGGATGGTTTTGATGACGGACTGGACGGAAACCGAGCTGTCGGCGCTGCGCCGGGCCTATGCCAGCGGCACGACGCGCGTCAGCTATGACGGTAAATCCGTCGACTACGGCTCGGCCGAGGATCTGCTCGCCCGTATCCGCACCATCGAGCGCGCCATCGCCGGGAAGACAAATCCGTTACCGATCGCCAGGCTCGCGGGCTTCTCGCGCGGAGATCGCTGATGTCGGCGAACTGGTTTGACCACGCCATCGCCTCGTTCGCCCCGCGCATGGCCGCTCGCCGCGTGATGGCGCGTCAGGCCTTCGAGACCCTGACGCGCGGCTACGATGGCGCGGCCAAGGGGCGGCGCACCGAAGGCTGGCGTTCACCGGGCACCTCAGCCGACACCGAGGTTGGCGTGGCGGGGGCGCTCTTGCGGGACCGGATGCGCGATTTGGTGCGCAACAACCCGCATGCGGCGAAGGCCGTGGCGGTGCTGGTCAACAACATCGTCGGCGCGGGCATCATGCCGCGCGCCGCCAGCGGCAATGACAAACTGGACCGCAAGGTCGATGCGCTCTTTGCGCAATGGTCGGACACGGCCGATGCTGACGGCCAGCTCGACTTCTATGGCCTGCAAACCCTGATCTGCCGTGAAATGGTCGAGGCGGGAGAGGTCCTGGTGCGCCGGCGTTTGCGCCGCGCAAACGACGGCCTACCGGTGCCGCTCCAATTGCAGGTGCTTGAGGCGGACTTCCTCGACGCCACGAAATCCGGCACCATCGGCGCGGGGCGGCTGCTCCAGGGGATCGAGTTCGATCCGGTTGGCAAGCGCCGTGCCTACTGGCTCCATGCCGAGCATCCCGGCGACGCCTATGGCGCGTTGCAGAATGGGTTGCAGAGCCGTCCGGTCCCCGCGACCGAGATCGCCCACGTCTATGAAAAGCAGCGCACGCAGGCGCGCGGCGTGCCATGGGGGGCACCGGTGATCCGCAGCTTGCGCGATCTAGACGACTACGAGGTGGCAGAGCTGGTCCGCAAGAAGACTGAGGCCTGCGTCACCGCCATCGTCTTCGGCGACGAGGAGGCGCAACAGGGCATCGCGCCATCCGTGGTCGACGCCGATGGCAACCGGGTCGAACAGTTCGAGCCGGGGCTGATCGCCTATGCGCGCGGCGGCAAGGACATCCGGTTCAACCAGCCGTCAGCCACTGGCGGCTACGCCGAGTACAAACGGGCCAGCTTGCACACGATCTCGGCCGGGTTCCGGGTGCCCTACGAGTTGCTGACCGGAGACCTGTCCCAGGTGAACTACTCGTCGATCCGGGCGGGCCTCGTCGAGTTCCGCCGCCAGATCGACGCCGTGCAGTGGCAGCTCTTCATCCCGATGTTCTGCACCCCAGTCTGGCGCTGGTTCACGGAAGCCGCGTGGGCTGCGGGCCAGATACCGACGCCGGAGGTGTCCGTCGAATGGTCGCCGCCGAAGTTCGAGGCGGTCGATCCACAGAAGGACGCGATGGCGAACCTCCTGTCGATCCGCTCAGGCACCATGACGCTCGCGGAGGTGATCGCGCGACAGGGCCGCAACCCGGACGCCGTGCTGGCTGAGATCGCCGCGACCAATGCCAAGCTCGATGACCTTGGGTTGGTGCTCGACAGCGACCCCCGCCGCGTCACCAAAACCGGCAGTGCACAATCCAATGACGGGGCCAGCGATCCGTCGAACGAACCGGCCGAGGACGAGCCCGCTGCCGACACGGACACCGACCCGGCGCAGGCCGAGCCCGACCAACAGGACTGAACAATATGGACACGATGATCGAAATCCCGGCCTTGCGCCGGACGGCGGAGCTTGCGCCAAACTCAGCCGATACAGATACCCGCACCGTCGAGGTGATCTGGTCGGCAGGGGCGCGGGTCCACCGCTCGACACTGTTCGGTGAGCCCTATGACGAAGAGCTCAGCCTCGATCCGGACCATGTGCGGCTGGACCGGCTGAATGCGGGCGCGCCGTTCCTGAAAGTGCATGAGGTCGACACGCTCGATGCTGTGATCGGCTCGGTTGTCCCGGGGTCCGCCAGGATCGAAAACGGCCGCGGCGTTGCGCAGGTCCGGATTTCTGAGCGCGCTGATGTCGAGCCGATCTGGCGCGATATCCAGGCAGGGCACATCCGTGCGGTCTCCATCGGTTACCAGGTCCACCGCTTCGAGGTCTCAAAACCCGAAGCGGCCCGTGAGCTCTGGCGCGCGGTCGACTGGACGCCCTTTGAGGTGTCCGCCGTGCCCGTCGGCGCGGACCCCGCCGCGGGCTTTCGCGCCAAATCTCAACTTCACGACTGCGTCCTCCATCGCCGGGACGTCCCACC